AGCACCCTTGACATCTCTTCACGTACCCCTGCTGTCATTTTTCCACCGGCAAGCGAGCTTGGAGAAAACAGATACAAGATGATGAAGATAAATTTTTTCCGCTGGGTCACACTGTCAATATTCGGCGGACATCCTCTCTCATTCAGTAACTCAACGAATATTTTATAGATTTCATGGATAAGACACTTGTCTTTCAGAACCGGGGCAGTCAAGGTATTTTCTTCCTCTGAAAGTTCTGATTTCTCGATACGAATCTTTTTAAGACGAATGATTTTATTAAAATCCAGCTCCATAACACGATTATTTTAAAAGTAAATAGTATATTTGCATCATAATCGTGTGAGGGAGGATTGAGTGGTCGTGCGCTTAGTTCTCCTTTTTTTATTTTACAGAGTTATTCTTTTCCTGAATAATCTGATTTTGCTCGTTCACCTCCCTACCCCATATCATAGCGGAATAGATGGCTTTTGCATACAAAAAGAGTTCCTCACGACTGGTAAGGAACTCAACTCGAAGGGCTGCACATTTCGCATCAGTCCAAACTGTTTCATCTTTTTCCATTTCTCAAATCATACTTCTTTATATAGTTATCAACAGTGGTTTTGCTCACTCCCAATTTCTTTGCAATATCTTTCAGGCGCATACCGCTGACAACAAGTTCCCTTACTTCTTCGACATCAACTGTTACCCGGTATCCTCCACCCTTCTTTTCAATCGCTGAAATAGAATTGAATAGTTTTCGCTTCTTCTCTGCATATTCAGGGGTAAGCTTATCTTTTATTACATATATGACTGTACGACAGTCTATACGTAACGGGAAATGTTTAATACTTTTTCCCATGTTTGTTTTCTCTCAATTCATTGTATCTCATCTTCTGCTCCACATGCCACATAAGGTCTATATTAGAAAATTGGCAATACTTAATCAACCCGGCAAGAGCGAAACATATCCTTTTTTCCCAAACCTTCTACATCGTTAGTTAGTAGGAGTGTAAAACCAAAACAAACCTCTGTAAATCTGAATCCGGATTTGAGGCTCACAAATTCATCGGCAATTTCATTCGTATCGGACAAATCTATACCTCTCAATCCGGCAAGGTCAAGCAAGCGGATTACAGCATCTGCCAGTTCATCCGGAAGTGTATCTTTTACATTCTTTTCAAAGGAACACTTAAATCGCTTTTCTTCTTCCACTAATGCAGGATAGCGATTATAGTCCATTTCAAAACGTGATTTACATTTCTTTCCTAATCTTCCCTTTCTATCTGCTTCCACAGCTTCCATAAGCTCGGATATTACAAGGCAAAGGCAATGTTCGTTACTCAATTCTTCATCGTGGAAACCGTGGTCGCAAGCGGTTTTATAGGCGCGGTCGCGCAGTTCATTTAGATTCATCTGTTCTTTCTTTATCAGTTAATATTCCGTTTCTCTTGTCGTAATTACTCATACGGGGGCATTTCCCGTCACACCGTATGTTCACATACATATTACTTGCCATACTCGATATGAATGACTTTTTGTAGCACTGCCCACTGTAGGGGCTGTAATGCTTGCAGTGTTCCTGGTATTCTTTTCTATTCATGGTTAATGAACTAATTCAAATTCGTAAACAAATACATAGGGATTGGATTCCCATGTACCTTTGCCGGAGACTTTATCTATCAGTTCTGCGAATGCGTCACGAGGATCATTGTAGTCGGGTATATCTGCGTAATGGAATGAATAAAAAGGAATATCCTTTTGTCCAGCATCCCATTTAAAAATTCCTTCCTTAAAGCAATCTTCATCGGATATGTTCTGCAACCGTTCTATCTTGATGTCGGTAATGCGGATATGATGGGGCATGAGGTCAGCCTTTGTAAACATAGTATTACTCCATCCTGCTCCCATTTCTTCCATTGTAAGATATTTTTCACCTATTTTATATAGAAGTAATGTTTCTTGGGCTTCATCCCGTTTTTCTACTACATCTTTGTATCTCTGTGCAACGGCAACGATTTCACCTACTTTGTATTTTGGAATATTCCAACCCGTAAAGTCTCCTTTGTCGTTTTTCCAACCAAAAGCATAATTTAATGGAGATACTATGTTCCCGTCATTATCGTAATCATTTGATTCAAAAACGGGGAATACAATATCATAAGTTTCATTTGGTCTGTCATACTTGCAGACCCTTCTCGTCATAGTCTTCCGACCATCCAATACAGCCTGGGTTAGGCTATATTTATCATTGAACATTATCTTCTTCATTGTATCTTTTTTTTAACTCTTTCAAAACAATCTCCATGCCTTCATTTAATCCTTTCTTGTAGCCTGATATATGCTCACCTATGTTGTAGACCAAGCATCCTGCAACGATAAGAATAACTCCTACAGTCCTATGCCAATAGAGAAAGGATACACTGAACGGTGAGAATGTCAGTCGGAAGTGACCGATGAATAATGCTGATATGATGAATATCGCAAGAAAAAATATTAGGTTTGCTTTCATAATCATATAAGTTTTAATGCTTCTTGTATTCCGGCTTCCAGTGCTTCCTCGTAGGTGACATATACTTTATAGCCATTCCCTTTGTTTATTTCGTTCTCCATCCAGTCGCTTTCTTCTGTTGGAACATTGAAATCACAAAAAGAAAGCTTCCATCTTTTTCCAATAACAGGTTCTACATATACATACACACCTCTTATTTCACGCAGCCACTTTTGAGCAACATACAACACTGGACACAAAAATTCAACTGATTCGTCATCTATTTCCGTACAACACGACATACTTTGCGGAAGGTCATATTTTGTAATAACCTTATTGCGGTCTATTAGGTGTTCACACTTCCAATTGAAGCCCTTATCTTTCAGCAGCTTCGCAGTCTCTAATGTCACAAGTTCTTCGGTCATAACTATATAAATAATGCGGTTGTTGAAACAATAGTCATAATGAAAAAGATTAATGCAATACATTTCCATATTTTTGCAGTAGCCTCCAAACCGTATTTCCGCTTGTCAAACTCGCTTATTGCGTAATTCAAAGCCTCGTCTTTCAGTCCTTTAAACTTGTCGTTCAAAGCCTCTGTTATATCGTCTGCAATAACATACTTCACCTTCTCTAACACAGATTCAGGATAACCTCTCTCATCATAATTTATTTCATACAACAAGTCGTGGTGAAAAAAATAAGGTATATCGTTTACTTTATAGGAAAGTTTGATGCCGCTTTCTTTGACATATTTCAAAAACCTTTCTTCGGCAATCTCATTTATCTTTTCCTGGTTAAATTCTGACTCCTTCTTTATCTCATTAAAATATTCCTCGTCAACAATCACACAATTGTTTTCAAGTTTCATTACATGTGCTTTCATTCTTTTTCTTTAGTTTTAATATATCTGTTTTTCAATACACCAGCACAGCATCCCGTAGGCCGCGTCAATGAGATTTTCTGAATAAAAATAAGATAAAGTACACCCTCTTCCATTATATTCTACATACCACATTCCCTTGTGTGCACTAACTCTGATTGCAAGCCAATAATATTTTTTTATGACAGGCGGCAGCTTATCGAGAATGTCCTGCAAAGTGTAAGTTTCATGATAATAGTCGTAATTCGTATCGGCATCCGGAGAGGTTACAACCATGTTGTCTGCATCTGATTCATTCCACTCGAAACACATGCTTCCATCGCTTGTGTCCAACCCAAGCTCCTGCAAATGTTCCATCTGTTCGACTGATAATACATATTTTGATTTCATAATCATTGCTTTTTATTAGGTATTAAATCATCCAAATACGCCCATTCTTCAATGGCATCTTTGGAACACTCGTAATCATCGCACTCTTCATCGTTCCAGCACTGCTCTGTTACATTCCAATAGCGGACACCGTAACCAGTTCCAGTGCTTAATTTCCCATATACAAGGCATGGCATCTGCGGATAATGTTCATTTTCGTATTCTCCATGAGCTTGTGGCACTTCATCTTTAGTCTTGTGCCACACGCTGTTGATATGCCAGTTCGCACCGGCAATAAATCCTTCTTTAAATTCATCTGCACCACATTCGCAACAATCGAATGCTGTATTATGACCGTTACAATGTTCGCAATATTCACGTTCTGAACATGGATAGGTTCCATTACAATTATAATGCTTATGAATTGCTTCCCTTGCTGCTTCTTCTACTGTCTGTTTCATAATCAATGACTTTTAATTTTCTTATATTTACCACACTTCTTGCAGAAATAGTGACGGACGGTGTACCAACTTCTATCGCCCCAATCATCAACAACTTCAACTCTCCTCTCAAATAAGTATTCCCACTCGTGGCAACAGAACCATTTCTTTATAATGGCATCAATTAAACGCTTCATAACCAACTGTTCTCCTTTACAATTCTACCATCGTCTAACAACGTGTATAGTTTACCCTTATATGCCAGAGCAAAACACCATTGGCGGGCATACTTCAAATACTGATGCAATTTGTATCTATGCTGGTATTTCTGCACCTTTTCTCTTATTCTTCGTTTCATAATCAATATGTTAATATTAAATTTCCACTTTTGTGTAATTACTAAAATCACAATACAAGTATTGACACCAACCACCAAAGCGATATTTATCATTTAGATACCTACATAGGGAAGTCCACTTACTCTTTGTAATAATCTCGTACACCGTTCCTTTATGGATGAAAAGGTCGCCGACTTTTAAATTGGAAAGTTTAACTGTTTTCATTTCTTCCTTTCATTCCGTTCCCGATTGTCTTCCGAAACACACATCTTGCACCATGATGTCTTGATGTGATACGCCTTTCCGTTGCGATAGATTGTCCTGTCATAGAAGCAGGATAGTAGAAGCGGTCTTTTGCAGCGGCTGCACACCTTGCGTTCTACACCGTCCACCATCACCCGGTTCCTCGGTTTCCGCTTCACTATCTCGCACGGACCGCATTCGGATGCACCGTACTTCCGGCAATAGGCAAGGGAATGCTTGCCACATTTCGCGAAAGAGGTGCAATCGGAGCGGGGGACTGTCTGATGAACATTCATACTGCATCATCCAATAAGTCAAACAACGTGGGCGCGCTCACTTCCATTTCTGCTTCATACAAGTATGAAAGGCTGTCTTTCCAGTAATCGTAATTTAGTTCAGTAGATAATCCTTTACGTCCTAAATTAACAGCACAATAAGGAACGGTTCCGATACCACCGAACGGGTCGAATACCAGTTCACCCTTATTTGAATACCGTTCAATCAGTCTTTCGACAATATCCAGCTGAAGTGGGCAGATGTGGTTCTGCCGTTTCTTCTGCGACTGTCTCGTATTGAGTGTGCGCATTCGGGTTACATCATCCCATATCCAGGGCTTCTTGCTTACCGGGTCAACAGCCATGAACGTTTTAGGCAGCTTTCCGTAGGCTTCCAATTCCTCAGCGAATGATACATGTTCCTCGTAGTTATATATATGCTCGCGTTCATAATGCCTGAACAAATGGCGTATTTTATCAATACCGGCACCTTTCATATCTTCGTATGACAACAATGAATTGCCGGAGGATTTCCAGCTTGCATGAGCATCTATCTGCCAACGGGCCAACGAATATTCGCTTTTGTTCTTGGTCACCGGCAAATCAGCATAGGCCCGTGAGGTGTCAGAAGGAAGCTTGCGGAAAAGAAGGACATATTCAGGACAACCGATACCCATCTTTGAACCGTCCTTGCACATCTCCGTATATCCAAGCCGATAAGTCTGGTTATTCTCCCTCACTACATCCGTATCCACCGTGATGCGCCCCATGTAGCGGAAACCGTGTTTCATGTAGTGGAATACAGTCATTTCACTGAACGGGTCAATAGTGGGCATGCCGTCACCCGTAGCGTTGCCGAACAGTACGCGGTCTTTCACATGGATACAAGCCAACCGGCCAGGCTTCAATATACGCATCAATTCAGGAGTAAGGTAATCCATCTGCTCAAAGAACTTGCTATTGTCCTCATTATGCCCGAAGTCATTATAGGTCGGAGTGTACTCATAGTGGTTGGAGAACGGGATGCTGGTTACAATCAGGTCTACTGAATTATTTTCCATTTTCTGACATTCAAGAACATTGTCGTTATTTATGGCCCTCCAAAGTTTGCCGGATTTCTCTTCCCGACTGGCGAACATCCACCGCATCATTTTTTCCTCTGCCTGCAAACCGAACAAACCGTTCTCGCGGACTATATCGGTCATCTTGGCTACCAT